TAAAACAAACGCCCTATAAAAACAAACAACCATTTAATCATTTCTTTATCCCATTTCTGAGGTTCGAAAATAGAATCAAATACAGGAGTTTCTATGTCATCGTATGTTTTCCTTGGAGAATCTGGAAGATACAAAGAATCTTTATAAAACGAATCAGCGAAATTCATATCAATCATTCTACATGCTACAAGATCTGGGTCTATATAGCTATTGTAAAATTTAAACATGTCATTCGATGCATCATATATTCCGTCTTTAAAAGACCAAACCCTAGGTTTTACAATTAAATCTGGGAATTCTTGATCACAACAATTTGTTAAATATTTTTCTACAGGATCAAAATTCCCAGCAATCAAAAGTTTCCACATATGAGAAACATTCTCTTTATTACACATAATTCTCATCATATATGAAATTTCACACTTTTCTTTCCATGAATGTGTGGGTTTTCCATCGGGAGTAAAAACCTGCTCCATTACCATGGATCCACACCTCCTATATCTTTCATCATATAACCTATTTAATAGATATATGAGTAGTATATGTATAGGTTTCATGTCTGATGAGTCCAAAGGACAATATCTATACAGATGATCCGGTGTCTTTGGAGTTGGGAATGCCGAATTAATATTGATCATTGCCATAAAAGACATTATTGTTTTCTGTGAATGGAAAATTGTTGACTGTAAATCTGCCATTCTTTTTTCAATCTCACTTATTTGAACACTTTCCATTGGTTCATCAGAAAGTTTCCAATCCCTCATGAGAATACAAAACTTTTTATTGTCTTCTCTATATTTATCAAAAATATTTACAGGTATTAAATCTGACGTTTGTGTTATGTCATATATACCTAGAATATTCTGTATTCCCTCAGGTGAACATTCTATTTTATATTTATCCTCCAGTTCATTAAATTTTTCAATAATTTCTTCTCGTGACATGCGATCATCATCCATATCTACTGTGTATACAGTATTGATTTTTTTTTAAATGCTATGGACAAAGATAAATATGGTACACATAAAAAACGTGGAGGAGATTATTAAAATTTCAGAATCACATGAGAGTCCAAATCTACTAGCTTGTAAATATATACGCAGGAATGTAGATAATATGATAAGATCAAGAGCTATTAATCATAAAGATGTAACTTTCGAAATACCAGCAATGATAGTTTCAAATCCCCATTACGATAGAACAAGAGTCACTAAAAAAATAGCTTCTCATTACACAAAGATTGGATTTAATTGTCAAACAGAAGATTATACTATACGAATTTCTTGGCAATCGGAAGAAGAGGTAGAAGAATCCGAAGAAGAATCTAACGACGAATTAGAAGAAGATAGCGACAATGATTCAACCAATTCAAATGAAAAACAAGAACCAAAAAAGGTAGTTCTTAAGAACGATTCTCTTCACATAAGAATTAGAGACATACAAAAATAATAAAAATTAATAATATAAATTTTATTTAATTTATATGCTCATTTTCAAAACGTGAAATTTGTAACATGAAACTTGTACACGAGTCAACGGATGAAACTATTTTTATAGATTTCAAGTATTCAATTGGAAATGACATTAAACGATATGACAACCATGGATTAGTTTCAAATGAATGCAATGAAATGAAAAGAGTTGAATATGGAGATATACATTCATTGAAGAATATACCCGTACGCGTTTCACCAGTATACGAGGATAACAAAGGATGGTTCCTAGGTAAATCTTCTAGGAATATTCAAAATTACGATTTACCTTTCTTAACGGATTCGTTTATGTTATGTGTATATTCTTTTATGAATTTTAAAAATATATATAAAACAGCTATTTTTGAATCTGAAAAAAATTACGTGGGTAATATAAAGTTTGATATAAACTCATTCTATGAAGTAACTGACTGTGAATTATATCATAGGATAGGTTTAATAAATACAGATGGTTCTGATGTTTCTATCGTGTCAAATGATTATGAAATAAATGAATTTGTAAAAGGATTATCTTTTTTTTATTTGGAACCAGGATGTAAACTATCTATTTCGAAGGGAAATAGATTTTGTATGATAGGAAGTCTAATACAAAACAATATGAATAATATTTCTCCAATTATAGAATCAAAAAAGAGAAAATATAGAGATCTGAATTCTGATTCATTTAGTTATTTGAACGAAAGGTTGAAATAAAATATATGATATAATTATAAATTAATTAAAAATGCAAACAAGCAGTTGGGGTAAACCAGGATGGATATACCTCCATACTACTTCTTTTAATTATCCAATTGACCCAGATGAATATGATCGTTCAATGGAAGTTCCGATTGGAACTACGAGACAGAATTATAAACAGTTTTTTACATCCGTAGGAGAAACATTGCCATGTAAATATTGCAGAGATTCATATAAACAATTTGTAATTGAAAATCCAATTAGATTAGATTCTAGAGATGAAATTACACGATGGTTATATGAAATACACAATAAGGTAAACGAGAAACTAAACAAGCCTTCTATATCATTTGATGAAGTAAAACAGAAATACGAATCATTCAGGGCAGATTGTTCATCAAAAGTTGCAAAAGGATGTGTAAAACCATTAAATAAAAGAAATCCAATAAAATGTTATGTTGTTCATACAAGATGCCCGTCTTTCACATTGTATTTTTTTATTTCAGTGGTTCTTATTATAATGTTTAGAATTATTTACAAAAAAAGTAAATTATATAAATTAATATTCTAAATTCAAAATTATATTCTTTAATTCATTTTTACTTTCAAGTGTTGCCATTTTCATAGCACTTCCATTTTTAATGTCAATATTCAATATTCCATTTGTGGAGTCATGTAATATAATATTAATCATGTTAAAACCAGAATCACTCTTTTTTGAAACTTTGATAAGTTCTAAAGAAGATTGATCTTTCATTTTCCATTGATTTTTAGACAATTCTTCCTTTATGTGATCAATTACATATTTTTGATCCTTTGAACTATGAATACTAAAACTAACTGAAATGTCATCTTCATCTTCAGATGACGAAGATGAATTTTCAACATCTTCTTTCATATCTGACGAAGTATTTGATGACCTTTTACTGTTAAATATCCATCCGTGTAAAAGCAATCTTCTAGCAGAATGTCTTTCCTCTGGAACAACAGCTAAACATTTAGAAATAAAATCATTTTGTTCTAGAGTCAGATCTAAAGTATTATACGTTAGTCGCTTGATGTCAAATTTTTTAAATGGAAGTTTTCCAGTTAAAAGGAAATACGCAACTGTACCCATTGCCCATATGTCTACCTTATCTCCCATATATGTTTTTCTAGATACAAGTTCGGGTGCCATATAAGCATCTGTACCACATAATGTATGGGTTTGTCTCATTTTATGTGATTGGGCTTCCATTCCTCTATTAAATTCGTCAAAATCATCAGTGTCCTCCATTTCCATGATGGTTGCAAATCCAAAATCAACAAGTTTAACATTATCTTTTTCATCCAAGAGAATATTTTGTGGTTTGATGTCCCTATGACATACGTTTAAATTATGACAATATTCGAGTGCATCACATATTTGATAAACGTACCGTTTACATGAAGTTTCTGGGATTTTACCACCATATTGAGCTATCTTGGAGAATAATTCACCCCCTTTAACATATTCCATGAGTATATAGAGATATTTAGGTGACATGAGAACTTCTTCTATACCAACTATATTCTTATGTTTAAGTTGTTTTAAAATTGAAACTTCTTTACTTACTTGTATACCCATATTTTCTTGTACAATGTGATTTTTTTCTATGCATTTTATAGCTATTTGTTTTTTACCATCTGTAGCTAATTCAACAGTTCCGAATGCACCCTGCCCAAGTCTAACACCAACCGTTGTATATTTACCGATTTCCATATTCCAACTGAATATAATTAAAATAAACAAAAAAAAAAGTCTAATATATTCGAATATTTCAAATATTACTTGTATTCCATACATATTTCATGTATGACATGTTTACCATCTAATTCACAATTGGGATAAACCCATTCTTCTAGACCTACGCTATATTCGATACTAAGAACATCATTACATATGTAACATCTTCCTGATTCATTATGTTCATACAATTCACTTGTAGCAACTACAATTTTAGTTTCAACAATTTCCTTAGGCAATATTGGTACAATTTCAACTGGTTCTTCTTGGTTTTCAGGTATGATAGATGCCAAATCTGTCATAAATTGAATTTTATATTCTGGCCAATCTTCGAACAATGGAAAGTCATCTGGTATTTTAGTAATCATTTTCCTTTCCATTATTAAAAGATATTTTTTTACCTAATTTAATATGTTAGCTAACAATTAAAGTTAATCGTGGTATTTGAACACAATGAGCGATTCAATGCTCCCAGTTGTTAATTTTTATTATAGGAATGCCGAAGATTCTAATTGTATACCGGAACTTGATAAATTTTTCAATGGCCTTTGTGAAAACGAATATGTTGTTGCAAATTTCAGTAATATAGAAGGTGAATGTGGTGTAAACATGGAGAAGATGACAAATATTTCAAATCATCTTTCTTCTTCTAAATGTTGGTCATCCATTCAGGATTGGCATGTTGATGTTGAATACACTATAGATCACCCTAGTGGTGATATTTTGGTTTCAGATAACAAAATAAAGAATTTACCATCCGCAAATAGAAAGGAAAGTTTATGTTTCTGGAGGGGAACATTTTCTGGATCGAAAACTGTTATTGAATTAGAAAGATTTAAACTTAATAAAGCAGAATGCGTTTATAGCAACATGACGAAATCATCTTTTGTAAAAATAACAAAGTCCAAGATTTTCACGTATTCAACTAAGAATTCATCTTGGAAGTACAAATTATGTATTTCATGGGAAGGAATCAATAAAGAGGAAGCAGAGTTATCAGAAAAAAAATACTATATAACAATAGAAACAGATGACACTACGAAGGCATCGAAGAATGTTAGATATACGATTATTTCGTTTCTAGAGAAAATATTAGACATGGAATTTATTAGATCAAATAGAAAAGTTATTCATTTTTTTTAAAATGATTTTTATCTTTTCTTTTTCTGTTCTGACCCATTAAATAACATAATGCAAAATTACCAGCAGTCCATCCATTTGAGAGAACATGATCAGCCTTTATGTCTGCAGCATTCATTCTTATTTCCGATAAACAAGATCTTTCCTGTTTTACGGTCATACCATCAACGGCTGGTGTCATTATCCGTTTTGATCTACATTTTGCGATTGTTTCGTCTACTTTTTTTTCTTTCATCATTTTATCTAATAACTATATTTTTTTACCTATTATGTGCTTTATTTAATGTAAATTTTTATTTTATTTTATGTATTTAACAATAAAAATGGAAGAAACTAACATACGAAGAAATCAACTTGAATTGGAGTTAAAAAAATATAACCTAGAGATAAGAAGCGATAGTAGATTATCATATTGTTACATTAACAACAAATTGGGAGAAGAATGGGATATAAAAAAAGTAGTTTTCGAAATATGTTTAACCAATTGGCTTTTTAATTATACGAATTACCCAATTATATGTGATTCAGTTTTTAAACATTACTCAAATTTATTTGTAAATAAATCCGTAGGATATAATTATGTTAAAACTTATGTTCAGCCTCATATAAAATACCAGACAATACATTCTATGGGTGGAATACCTCAAAAATGGCCATGGATTAAATAATTACATACTTGACTTTATATATTCAAAACCTACTTCTTTGCATAATTCTCTCCAAATTTTATCCTGAACTTGTATTTTATCCTGTGAAACAAGTAAAGGAAAGTAATCTAAAAATTCATCCCATCCAAGTATCTCCAAGAATTTATGAATCAGGAAGCTATAACTCAACATATTCATTCTTGCTTTACCTGCTATTATTTCATCAAATGGTTCCTGAATCCTCTTAAACATCTGGACAAGCATGTTTTCCTGTTCTTTTGTCATTTGTGGTGGTAATTTACCTGTAATGATGGTGGTTATCTGAACCGAATGATTGTAGTATCTATTTTCTCTCAATTTTTTCAGGATAGATTTAATTTTTATATGGTTTACACGGTCCATACATGTAATTCTTTCTTTTTTCAATTCATTTTTTACTCTTTCTATGACTTCGTCTGTTATAGTTGTGGTTTCACTTCCTTGTGTTCTCTTCAACCATGTCCTGAAATGATTATCCCTTTTGTATAAATATGTAGTAGTAGGTGTATATCCCTGTGAAATCATATCAATCTTAGTCATCTCCTGGAAAAATGTTGATTTCCCACACTTTCTACATATTCTTTGGGCAGCCTTTTTATCGTAAAAAAGGTCAACATTGCAATCATCACATTTCCATTGCTGATTAACATTCTTTTTGTTTTCTTCTTCGTAATCGTCAACTTTTAAATCGACTTTTGTTTTTTTAACAGAAATGAAACTAGAAAGGGTACAATTCATACCTCGTGAATTTGCATTCATCTTCCTTAGGAATTTGTTGTCTGGTAAATCCTCATTACGAATGTCATTTACAATTGATTTTAAGTTCGGTACGTCTGGAAAATTAGAATCCATGGTCAGTAATTAAATGAGCCGTATTCGTCTTCCTAATATTAAATTTTATTTTTATTCGCGTAAATAATACATGAAATTTATTATTTATAAACTAATAACAAAATGGCTAGTGAACAAAAGGAAAGCATGGATGTAAACGTAAACAACAATTTACACCAGAAGATTCAAGATGAACTAAAGCTTCTAGAAGAAAAGAACACAACTGTTATCGAACAAATCAAAACAAAGACTGAAGAAATTTCAAGACTAAAGGAATCTGCTCTCCTTATTATGGGTGCAAAATCAATTCTTACTAAAATGTTAGAATAATAATATGCGTTAAAATGACACTTATTTTAATTTATTATTATAGTAATATATAAAATGGAACTAAATAACGATGACATGATTAAAGAGATGGATAAGATTAATAAACCAACAAAAACAATAAAGAAGAAGAAGATGGTGAAAAAAAACCCTGAAGTAGAGAATGCTGATCTACTTTCAAGTATAGCAAATAAAGATAAGATTATTGATTCTCCAAAATCTGATTCTAAGCCCATGAAAAAGAAATCACAGAAGAAAAGTTCTGCTTCGTCTGTTTCTTCGATTGGAAGTAGTAGTATTGGTTCATCTAGTTCCAAATCATCAAGATCTTCTAAATCATCAAGATCTTCTAAATCTTCGAAATCGTCAAAATCTTCAGGATCTTCGGATTCATTTGCAGAACGTGAACAATTCTCGAAGAAAAAGAGAAAGGAAGAAATCAGACAAGAAAAGTTTGTAATGCTTACTAGGATTTCAAACTTATCGAAGAAAGGAATATCAGCTAGAAAGAAATTCAATATGAATGATGACATAGATGATATTAGATTTGAATGTTATAGGATGACAAGAGAGAAGAACTCTCAAAAAGCAGTTAAAAGCATGCAACAGATGTTAATTTCTGCTGCTACATTTATTGAATTTGGCAATATGATGTTTGATCCATTTAACTTGAAGTTAAACGGATTCTCGAAAAATATGTTGTTAACGGTTAGTGATT